TGTGGAGCTTCAGGTTGTACAGCTTCAGGATTTTCTTGTCTAAATTGTTTTAGTATCTCTGCTTGTATTGCAGCATCAGATAATGAGTTTACTAGTTTATCTGGATCAAGATCCATTGACTTACAAATTTCTCTAATAACATAATCCATTCTAGCAAATGGTGCTAGTACTGGATTTTGTACAACTTGTAGAAACTGCATTAGTCTTTGGCTACGTACTTCATTAGCCATCAAACTTTCAGTACCTCTAGATTTAATTTCTAGATCACCTTTAATTTCTGGATCATAGTCAAACTGCATGTTAAAACTATAAAAAGCTTTTGCTAATGGACTTAATAAATAATCATCTACATTTTTTACAACATTCCGTATGCTACCGTTGGCAGCAGACATGAGCATACTAATGCCAGAAGCAGTACGACCCACGCCAGATACGCCTGTTTGACCATGTGCGAAAGATGGGAAGCCAGTTGATTCATCTGCTAATACTCTTGCTTTGTCGAACATCTGCATGTTCTCGTTAGATACATTAGGAAACTTAGTTCCAAAGATTGCCTGACCCGGAGCACCACCTTGTCTACGAAAAACTTTACCGGGGTAAACAGATAAATCTTGACCCGGAGTTAAGTTTGTCTCATCAACCTCTATGAGCATGTTACCAGATAGTGCAGCATTGTCAACTGCCATTCGCATAAAACCATTCATTAGAGTTTGTGTATCGTCCATGTTTTCTGCAAGACCAACACCAAAAAGATTGTATGGGTTTATTTCATATGGAACTGCATAGTAAGGAATAATAGAAGGAGTAAAAGGATTAATAACAAGACGTAATACCTGCCCATTACAAACCCAAATGTTTACACTTAACTCATCTAGGTTTTTAAATTCTTTTGGTATTTCTACATCGTGTTCTTCAATAACTTCAGAATCTACATTTCCCCAAAACTCTAAAACTTCATATCTCTCTGGACTAGCTTCTTGGGCATCATCTTCCATAACTTGTTCCCACCACTCTTTAGTGTAGGATTCTCCAAGTTTAATTGCAGTATCTATAGAGTTACTTCTAAAGAAAGGTCTGTTTTTTAAAACTCTAAGCTGTGACCTAGACATCTTATGTCTTTCCACAACATATTCTGCTTCATCCATATTAGATGCATCTGGGTCTGGATAAAAGTTCCAGATAGATACAGAAGATGTTTGAGGTATAGTTTTAAATACAGGACTATACTCACCTTCTTCTGACCAACTAGGATATTCTTTATCTATTGCAAATGGTCCTTTCATTACACCTGTACCAAATAATGCTGTTTCAAAAGCTGCTACACGTAATTGTTTATTTGCATTCGACTCTTCTAGTTGATCATGTATTTTCTTTTCCATCTTTTTAGCTGCAACCATTGCAGGATGAATAGTAACTTGAGTTGCAGTTGTACCCGGACCTTCTTTTATTATTTCATTTACAGGTGATAGTTCATCTTCTAAACCAGCAAGTCTTTCTTGTAACTGTTGATATGTTTCACCGGGAAGTGGTTTCATATCCTCTTCTGTTATACCAGAAGCTTTTTTTAAATTTTCATCTGTTTCAAAATGCACAGACTCAGCAACACCTTCTGGTAGTGTTGTTGGTTCAATAGAAATAGGAAATTTATTATTACCAAAAAGAACTTCTACAATTTGTCCATAAGCAGCAAGAACTTTTGTTTTTGTTACCTTTACAAAAATTCTTGATTTTTCTGTAGAAGTAAATTGTACATCTGGTCCATACAAACCACGATAGTTACGATATGCTTTTACCCATCTTTGTTCTTCTGTTTCTCTTGCCGTTGATGCTTTTTTATATTTATCTTGCACCATCCCAACAATAGTTCCTGCAGCAGGATCATCATAACTATTTTCTTTACTATCTTCTATGCCACTAGAATCTGTAGAATCCATAACTTCTTCAAAATCTTCTTCTAACATTATTGATTATCCTCATTAAAACAGTCAAACTGTAAATCGTAATATTGGTTTTGTCTAAACTTATTCCAGTTAGAACTATCAACAATTTGTTGACATTGTTCTTTTGTAAACAATTCATTCATAACATACTGATTTCCAGTGTATACCCAATCAGTTCCGTTATTACCCCAAATACTTACAACAACTACAAAAGTTTTCATTCGTTATTTTTCCAAGGTCCATTGTCAAAATCATACTGTTCTTGACATCTAGGACAACTATCAAACTTATCCGTATTATAAATTATTGAACACTTAGGACAAGTTACTAACATATTAATAACCAAAAGTAGTATCACTTATTTGAAAACCAGAACCTTGTGTAGGTGCAAAATCAAAAAGATTACTTCTTGGTCTAGTCATTATACCATATCTTAAAGCATCGTAAAGGTGATCTTCAGCATTTGTATTTACATCTTCTGGGTTAGTTTTATCTAATGGTAGTGCAGGTAATTGAGAAATTAAGTTTTTACAATTATTAAATATAACTAACCTTGGTTCTTCTGTAAAATCATCTACTTGTAATCTTCTATGCAGTTCGTTTTTACCTGCTACACGAGAACCTTTTGATCTATCAGATGGCCTCCAACGACAACCCTTAATAATCATCTGTTCTGCTAAACTGGGTCCAGTATCTCCACGTTTATGCCACAGAGAAGAGTCAAGAACTCCGTATCTTATTTTATCACCTTGTTCTACTGACAAAACTAAATCTGCTAAATCTGTAGCAGTAACCTTAGATACATACATTTCTCTGTATACTACAAGTTGTTCATCTGGAGTTACAGTAAACCAAAGAACACCTGTATGAGAACCATAACCATAATCACATGCTCTAAACTTTACCCAGTTGTTTGGTATATCATAAGGATCTATTACATGTATCTTACGATTAAACTCTGGGAATGCAGCACCTTCATTAATATCCCAATTACCTTCTAGTAATTGTTTTCTTTGATGCTCTGGTAAAGAAAGCAAGTTTGCTTCGTACATACCATCTTCAGCTAAGTAAGGGTTATCAAATAAAGTAGCAGGAATAAACCTTCGTTTAAATAATGGTTGACCTTCTCTCGAATGTCCTTTAGGCCAAATAATAGTTTCACCTGTTTCAAAGTCTTGTGCCCAAAAACTTTTGTTAGGCACTTGTGGATCTATAAATGTTTTCTTTACCCAACTATGCCCCGGACCACCGGGGTTGCTAGTTGCTCTCATATACAAAGGAAGACCACTTTCTTTTGTAGAACGTAGTCTTGATCTCATATAATTCCAAGGATAAGGGCTAGGCCATTGTGTAAGTTCATCAAAACCAATCCAGTTAAAGGCTTGACCTTGATATCGCATAACATCATCATCTCTATCTAAATAAGACATCCATAGTGTTGCACCAGATGGTGCTACCCAAGTCTTATCCCTTTCCATAAACTTAATACCCGGAACTGCTTTAGGATAAAGATCTTTAGAAATAGATACAAGCTCTCTAAGTTCCTCAGTACTTCTACGAACTAAAAGCATTCTAGCTTGTGGGTTGCTAAAATATCTAACAGGGTCTACAACTAAACTGTAGCTTTTACCACCACCAGCAGATCCACCATAAAGAACCTCTTGTTCTGTTGACGACAAGAAATCTGTTTGTGGTCCTTTGTTAGGTTTAAAAACTACCTTTTGTTCTACAAACTCTTCTTCTTCATAGACTAGAGGCTGTTCTAAGTTCTTTTCCACCGAGTCTTTCTGCTTCAAGCTTCTTCGCTTTTTCGAGGGCTTTTTTGTATTTTTCAGCAAGGTGGCGTTGGTTTGCAGCTTCTCTCTGACGTTTTCGCTCAATGGTAACTCTCTTCATTAATCCTACATGTGATATGTATCTACCAGATTGTTCACTTAACCAAGCAGATACATCTCTGTAGCTATATTGTTTTAAATATTTTTTAGCTTCTTCTAACAAATTTAATTCGTTTGGTATAGGAAGTAATATATCAGAATCATTAGGATCTTGTTCATACCCAAATGGAACATGTCTGCCAACTCTTACAACAGATCTCCATTCAAACTCTTCCCCTTTTTCTGGGGCTGGGAGTTTCCATGTTTTAGTTATCTTATTCATCTTTAGGTGGTAAAATAAAAAGTGGACTTGTTGTAGCTACCTCTACTTTATCTGTAGCTTTAAATCCACCTCGATCTAAAATATCTTTTGCTGCTGCCATCTTTTCTTTATTACCTAAATCAGTGGGGCTTTCCATAATTTGTTTCATAGAAAAAGCAGCTTTAGTTGCAGTAGATGCAATAAACTTTTTAGTTCTTTCTGCTATCTCTTCTTGTAATGCATTTACAACAGATGAAGTTGCTACATTATCAGAATATCCAGCTATTCTTTTAGCTGTAGCAAAATCACCATTTGCATCTTCAAACAGAACATTTAAAAATGTTTCTTGTTTCTCTGTGAGATTACGACTCATTTCTTTTTCCTTACAGTTCCACCTTTTGCGGCTCTAAAGGTTTTGGTCTTTTTTGCAATTTTCTTAGGTTGAGCCACATGCTGCTTACCTGCCTTAGTGCCTTTTCGTTTTGCTCTGGAAGTGGCTGCGTACTCACTAGCACTAAGAGACTTAATAGCCGAAGTAGGTAAGTAGCGTTCACCAGTAGCTTTAGAACCTTGCGTAGATGGCTTACCACTTTTGGTTCTCCACTTTTGCTTTGTCCAAGACTTTAAACTTTTTTGTGACTTAGATAAAGCCATCTAACAACAATTACACTCTGGATTACATTTACGATTTATTAAGGAACACCAAAGTCTTTTTAAATACCTTCTCATCTATATCCTCCACCTTTTGCTTTATACTGCTTTGCAACCATTTGCGCTTTACGAGCACTCCACTGTCCGGGCTTACCGCCTTTACTTCCAGCTTTTACTCTCGATACTAAATTTTTACGCATAGTAGGTTTTGTATAATTTCCTGCTGCGTTAACTGTGCTTTTCTTTTTCGGCATATATAACTCTCCTTATATCGCCTCGACCTATACCTATATCATTTAGGTCTTTGTCACTCATCATTTGTAGTATTCTAAAATCTGCACGTTTCTGTTGTGCAATCTCATGCTTCTCCCAAGCATTTTTAAAAAATTGTTTTACACTCATAACTATCTCCTTTGTGTTACCTTTATTAGGCAGGAGTAGTTATATTCAAATAGTTATAACATACTATAGATAATAATGCAACCCCGTTATGCATTAAGTTGGTTGATAGTGTTCTTCACCAGATAGTATCACATGAAAATCTGAACTGCTTTCTTCAAATCCTACAATCTTATCACCTTCAGATAGTGCAAGATATGCACCACCTTCAATAACTTCTTCAATGCCATGACCTGCAACACTGTGCTCATCTATAATAAAATGATAGGTAGTAGTTGCAGCTTCATACCATTGAAGACTATACTTTTTTGTAGAAGATGAACCACTAGATACATGTAAAAATTTTATTAGTGAAATAAAATTATTGGGACAAGTGTATACAACATCACCACTTGCCCCACCTGATGTAGCAGATAAGTCTTTTCCTTTAGTAAAGTATTTAGCTGTAGAAGTTATAGCCATTTAGAAACTTATCTTTGCACCTATTGTAATATCACCAAATTCAAAATCTGCATCTGATGATACTTCTGTATATGTAGTCATACCCTTCCAAGCATATTCAGCTTTCCAATCTAGGCCAGTAAAGATATCACCATTATTAATATCTAGGACATCAATAGTTGTTTCAGTAGAAAAAGAAACTCCGTATGCACCCATACTTACTTTAGGAGTAAGATCTAACTCCCATGTTTCTGTTCCTGTCGTATAGCTCATGTCTGTTTCAGCACCAACAGATAGGCCATAACCTAAATCAATAGCTGATGCTGATGTAGCTGCAACCGCAACTGCAGATGCTAATAGTAATTTTTTCATTTATCTTGTCCTTTGTTTAATCATCTTATCAATTTGAGCTATTTCTCTTGATGCGGCTTTATCATCTTTGCCTTTAGCTCTGGCATTAGCTACTTTTGTTCTTAGCTTTCTTTGTTTTTGTCTAAGTTCTTTTGTACTCAAACCACCCATATTAGGTTTATTTTGTGGTGATTTTGGGTCAAGTGTTCTTTTATTTCTTTCCGCAGTGCCATCACCACGACCACCTTTAACATTATTAAGTTTTCTTTCAGTTACTTTTGGTCTTGGTTTTGGTTTAGGTCTTGGTACTGGTGCAGACTTTTTAAGATCTTCTGCATATACTGCAGCCATGACTTTACCATCTTTATTGGTATAGTAAAGTGCACCAGCTTTTTTAGCTGCTGCTATGCTTTTATACTTACTAGCTTTAGCTTTTTCTTGAGCAAGACTAGAGCCTTTTGCCTTTATTTGATTATTTAAATATGTACGAAGTGTAACCGCCATTGTTTTATCCTTTACTTGTTATATGTATTTTTGGCAGTTTTAATGCCAGTATTCATTGTACTAGAAGATTTAACCATTCCACCTACATTGTACATAGCTACCTTACCACCTTTGGCGTATGCTTTCTTTTTCATACCACCTTTAGCATAGCCTTTTTTCTTAGCCATACCACCTTTATTCATGTAACCCATTTTGTTACGAACACCTTCAGGTAATTTTGATAAACCTGTGTTAGACTCTGGAACAGCTTTCATACCACCCATTGCATAACCTTTTTTCTTCATGCCGCCTTTGGCATATCCTTTTTTCTTCATCATTGATACTCTTTATCCTCACTGTATAAATTGTTAAACACTCGTTGCGTATCCCATACATAGTCTACGTTTTCTTTCGAGTTAAACATATGTTGATTAGGTCTAAAATCTGGAGCACCTTGTCCAGTTTCAAACCACGCTGGGTGAGTTACTCTCACTCTGTTATTGGGCAACGCAACTATGTTACCAGTGTATTGTCCAGCATCTAACAACTCTAATACATGAGATTGTTTGTGTTGGGCTGGATCATCAGCGACTTCATTATCTGTGTAGTCTACTGTAAAATAATATTTAGCTGGATAGAACTCTCCATCTACTTTGGCTATCCAAGGTGCTGGAGTTGCTCTTTCCAGTTTATAAACTGAATGATGGTGCGACATACAATCCCAAGGCTGCGCCAAGTAAGGTGGTAATTGTT